TTAAATATACTCCATCTCCATTAGCAGTTACTCCAGGTCCTGGAGTAACTGCTAATGGAGATGGAGTATATTTAAAACGTAGAAGCTGGACTTCTATTGGAAAACTCGGAGGTTTTTTAAGAACATATTGACTATTTTAAACTGCACAACAAAACAACAGCTAATTGAAAAAACCAGGAAGTAAAATTCCTGGTTCTTTTATTTGTTGTGAGTTATGGTTTATGGATTACTGAACGAACGAAAGCATTGTATCATCTTCTTCAGAAAAAACAATACCATCCTTTAAAAGTATACGGTCAATAATGTCAATGCAGTTTTGAATTAGTACCTTTCTCTTTTCAACTGCTTCTTTCATTGCATTATCCCACTCTTCATCATAAGCAAACCAAGAATCATCATCTTCTTCTTCAACGTCACTGTTCATTTCATTTATCACTTTCTTGTTTAACATCCAACAGTTAATAATATCATGATAAACGTTATATGCAACACTTAGAGTGAAAAATCCTTCGGATGTTTTCACAAGCGTATTTTCTTCATAACCATCGCTTCGCTTGGTTACTACGAAAATCCACTTACAAAAGCATATGTATTTCCCTTCCTACCCTACAGGTGAGTACTCATCATACTCTTCTTGAGTGGTGTTTATGACCAGGTACAAGTTTACGCAGTAACTGGTCATTAGTAACGCTTCAAAACCGTAGGTTTTGCTTTATTGTTATTGTTTTGATGTTAATAACATATGGCCAGAGTCTCTGGCCAATTATAGAAGAAATGGTTCGTCGTATATATCTCTTTATAGACGAACCGAAAAACCGACGAACTATAGTTTTAGGTAATATTTGTTAGCGTTGTTATCACCTTTGTCCATTCTAACATTGCTCATATTTTTAAGAATATTCCTAACTTCTATGTTAACAAACCTAATACCTTTGTCTCTCATCTTCTTAAATAATTCGCTTTGATTCATACCATCTTCAAGGTTTTCAAGAATCAAATTAGTAAGTTTAGAAATATCATCAATATCACTACTATTATCGTCTTTTAAAGTGAATGTTACTGATGTATCAGTTTCTTCAAAATCATACGAAATCTTAAAGCTTTTACCATTAGAAAATCGCTGCTTGATTACTGATATCTCACCTCTTTTGTCAATGGAAAAGAAGTTATCACAAGAGTCTTTAATAACTGATGCTCCACGAAATTCAGAGTTTTCAGATTTACCTTTATGATGAATGATAACAGTGGTGATGATGTTTTTTAACTTCTTAGCAAAAGCCATAAATAATCGCATATGAGAGTTATTGTTTTCATCAAGTGTAGAACAGCAAGCATTTAAAGAGTCAATGACAAGAAGTTTTGCATTGTGTTTTTTAACATATTGCTCTACATCAACTAAAAACTGTTCAACTTCTTTGCTATTCAAAACATCTGGAAAATCTTCTGTTGAGTGAAGGAAATATTCACCATTAGCATAGTCAAATTTTGAAGACCTTACATATGATTGAAAATCTGACATTTCTTTATCAAAATAAAGAACTGTTCCTTGTTCACACTCTCTATTTAAGAAAGGCTTACCGTCAGCAACACAATGACTTAAATAATAACTAACCCAGGTTTTTCCAACATTAGATGGACCAACCAATAGAGACAAGGAATTACTTTCAATCAAACCATCAATCAAAAAAGATTGCTTTTTGTCTTTAAACATTCCTTCATAATCCTTAACTGAACTTAACTTTAACATAATTAACCTTCCATAACCTCAAACTCAGATGTATATGTAGCATCTTCGGTAACAGTGTCTATCCTAAAACACTTCTTATCAAAATCAAAATACAAAGACTTGGCTGGTGAAAAGTCTGATTCTTCAACATAACCAATCTCTTGTAAATTAAAACCATTGTGAAAATCAATGTCTTCAGAAGATGGTGAGTTCTTAAAAAAGTCTATATGGTACTTTCCACTATTGTATTTCTTAACCAAATAAAACCTTTTTGAATTCCTGTGAAAATACAACCAAGACTCAACCTTAGGATAAAAAATCTTAGAGACCAATACCAACTCACCATATATTTTATATTTTCCAAACATCCTACCAGTCGAATATTCCTTTGATGGCTTACTTTTAAATATCTCTACCAACTTATCAAAATTGGAAAATACTTCCTTGCCAGTCATATCTTTTGGAGTTCCATATAACTCTTCCATCTCACTGAATCTAACAGGATTACCAAACTTCTTTTCGTAATCCTTAGAGTAATTCTTCTTAATCATCCTATAAATCCTTCCAAACGTTAAACACATCAACATTATAACGTATACTCTGATAAAAGTGCAACATCCTTGCAAAAATATATTTGTATGTGTTATAATATTGGTATGGACGAAGAAGAAGATTTTATCATTTCTGAAGAAGGTGTTATTCCCTACGTCAGAATCTATATCACTGTTGGAAAAGCTAATCACGATATGCTTGAAATAGATGAAATTATTGATGCCTTAACACAAGATAACAAATCACCTAGTGAAAACATTAAAGATATTATTGACAAGGGAATGGTTAATATCTACGCTTGCACATTTAACGAGACAGTAAAAGTATTATGAAGAGAAAAGATTTACTTATCACAGAATTGACACAGATGGAAATTGCAGAAAGGGTAGGCGTAGCTCAACCTTTAATAAGTAGATGGTTCTCAGGTTCTTGTATGCCTCGTCCTTCTACGATTAAAAGATTAGCAACAGCATTGGAAGTGAGCGAAAAGGAATTATTAGTCTATTTGTATGAAAAACATCAAAACCTGGCAAGATTATAAATACTCTAGGAAATTAAATCCTGGATATCCTAATCTTGCCGAGGATAAGTTTTTGCATAATCAACTACAAACAAGACATAGAGAAAAAGCTCTTAATGAAATTATCACCATCAATATGTCCCAAGTACACAAAATATGCAAAACTTATCATTGGTGTAATCTTGACTATGAAGACCTTATCCAATATGCAATAGAAGGAATCATAGCAGCAGCAGATAACTACAAACCTGAAAGTGGTAATAAGTTTTCAACATTAGCTTATCATTACATTTTAGGAAGAGTTAGAAGAGCAATAGAACAATACAATCACACTATTAAAATCCCAGCTCATATCAATTTAGCAAAATTAAGAATAAACCACCTTGACCTTGAAAAAGAAATTACAGATGAAGAGTTATTACCACTAGTCACTGAAAAATATTCCTTGTATTCATTACGCCAAGCAATAATAGCAAAAGGCATTAAAATACAAGAGTTCGACCCAACTTATGATGTTGATGTTGAGTTTGTAGAAAACCAAACTAATGAAGCTAACTATGCTATTAATCAAATACTCTACACGCTTAGACCTATTGATATTAAATGCATAGAAATGTACTTTGGTCTTAATAACAATCGAACACATTTTTACAAAGAGATAGATAAAGAGCTTAATGTTGACAGCGAAGGCATAATCAAACGAGCATTGATTAAACTAGGAAATATTAGTGGAATTGAGTCGTTTTTGGATTACTTAAAATGAGTTTAACACAAGAAAAGAAACCAGAAATTATTGCTTTATTATTACAGGGCAAATCCTTAAACGAAGTGCAAAAAATCACTGGGGTTTCTAAATCTGCTATCTGGAGAATTAAAGAAGAGATTAAAGAAGGCAGGTATCAATCTCATTTAAAACAAGTTGAAGAAAATATTGGAGATTTGATTGCAGAGAGTTTATTAATACATTTAGGTGCGATGAATAGTATAGCTAAGGTGGCAAATGAGGAAGGATACATCAGACAACAGAACAGTAGAGATATTGCAGAGCTCCATCGGACAATGGAAAACTGGACAATTTCAATTCTTTCAGCCGCAAACAACCTCAAACAACAAGCCAATTCTCAAGAACAATACGGCCTACAACACGATAGGTTCGACAGACTTGAAATTGAAGAAACCAATAAACCAATTTCATAAATATTTACTTGAAACATCACCTAGAGAATGGAACTTACACGCTAAACATATTTTATTAATCTGCGAATACTTACAAAAAGTGGCTGATGGTGAAATTAAAAGACTTGCAATCTCGCTACCTCCGAGGTCAGGCAAGAGTGAAATACTACTTAGATTCGCTGCTTTTATGCTTGAAAAAAACAAGAATATCAATGTTTTATGTGCAGGTTATAGTCAAAGCATAGCAAGAAGATTTAGTCGGAAAACACGCACAATTATCAATGAAAGAATTGGTTTATCAAATAATCACCAAAGCATAGATGAATGGTCCTCTAATAATGGAAGTGTTTATTATGTTGGCTCTGTAAACAATCCTCGCACTGGTGTCGGATATCACACTATTATTTGCGATGATTTAGTTAAGAACAGAGAAGAGGCAAACAGTCCTACAATAGTGCAAAAACTGGAGGATTTTTATAGAGAAGATTTGTATTCTCGTCTCGAACCATCTGGAACTATGATACTTGTTGGCACTCGTTGGTCGGAAAATGACCCTATTGCTCTTGCTGTTAGTCTTGATGATTCTTTCACAGTTATTAACATTCCTGCACTATGTGATGATGAAGAAAATGACCCACTAGGACGTAAATTAAATGAATCAATCTTTCCTGGACGCTTTAGCACAGAAGATTATTTAGCAATTAAAGATGTTATGGGAGAGTTTGGTTTTAGTGCATTATATCAGGGTAAGCCAATACCTAAAGATGGTGGACTTTTTAAACCTGATAGAATAAAAATAGATTCTCCAACAAAAATAATAAAGAAGGTAAGAGCATATGACTTGGCAGCATCGTCTGGTAAAGGTGATTTTAGTTGTGGAGTTCTTCTTGGAATTGATGAAGAGAATAGGTTTTGGATATTAGACGTTTATAGAAGCCAAGATTCCACTGAGAAAAGAGATGCAAAAATACTTCAGATTAGTGAGCTTGATGGTAGGGAAACAAGAATACGGATTCCTCAAGACCCAGGTAGTGCAGGCAAGAGTTTATCTCATTATTTTATTAAAATGTTGTCAGGATTTATCGTTAACAGTCCTACAGTCACAGGAAATAAAGAGACGAGAGCAGAACCAATTGCAATACAAGTCAACGCTGGAAATGTTAGTATGATTAAAGCAGATTGGAATAGAGATTTAATAAAAGAACTTGAGGTTTTTCCATATGGTAAAAATGATGACCAAGTTGACGCTTTAGCAGATGCATTTGATGAGTTAACAAGAAATAAAACACGGAAATTTAGGGCAATTTAATGGCAAGAAATAAAAGAGAACCTATAGAAAGGTTTAATGAAAAATATATAGTTAATGTTGATACTGGTTGCTGGGAATATACTGGTCACATAAATCAATCTGGATATGGTGTGTTCAGAGGTAATAATAGCCAATGGATTGAAGCACATAGATTTTCTTTTGAATATCATAAAGGTCCTATTAAAAAAGGATTAGTCTGCTGTCATTCTTGTAATAATCGAAAATGTTGCAATCCAGACCATTTAAGACAAGATACTCAAAGCAATAATTTAATAGATATGTCTTACCAAAATACTAATCCAACACAAGTCCTAACTGTCCAAGATGTGATTGAAATTAAAAAAGCTCAAAAAGAATATTACCGTGGACAAAACATTCATTTAGCTGAAAAATATAATGTTAGTAGAGAAACAATATCTTCTATAAAAAGAGGCACAACTTGGTCTCATATATCAATACCGTAAAAATATAATAGATTAACATCAAGGATTTAAATACAATGGGCTTCTTCGATTTCTTACGACTATCAGCTAAAAACCAACCAATAGCAAATATAAGCCAGAACCTTCCACTGCCAACTGTTATGCGTGGACAAAACTACTTATCAGGTATTGGCCTTCAGGATTTATTTGCTAACCTTTCTCGAAGATTACCAAACACATCTAAAGACTGGCAAAACATCTGTGGCGACTTGATGCTTAACTCCATCGTCGCAATAAGCATGGACTATTATATCAGAGGTTTTTCACAAGCGCTTCCAATGGTTTATAGACTTGTTGAAGGTAGCGATTCTGAATATGAAAAATATCCAGAACATCCTATGATTGCCCTTATATCCAATCCTCAATATCAATTAGCACCAACACGTTTCTGGAGCAATTGTATTATTGATTACAAGATTTATGGAAATGTTTATATCCGAAAGATTAGAAAATCAAAAGGCGGTCCAATAATAGGATTGCAGTTTTTACCATCACAACAATGTCAGCCTGTTGGAGATAATATAAATCCTATTACCCACTATAACTATGTTGTTGACGGTACTCCATATGCAGTTTCACCAGAAGATATTATTCACATAGCTTACGGCAGAGACCCAATTGATTATAGACTTGGTCGTTCTCCGCTTATGTCAGTTTTAAGAGAAATAGCAACAGATAACGTAGCTTCATCTTGTGCTTTTGGTCTTATGAATAACTCTGGTCTTCCAAGTATTATGGTAAGTCCTGATGCTACTGACCAAATTGTAGACATTAGTGATGACGACTTGCGAACAATGAAGAGACGTTTAGAGGATTCATTTACAGGCGACAATGCAGGTTCTATTGCTGTCATGTCTGGTCCATTTAAAGTGGAAAAAGTATCATTCTCACCTAATGAAATGGCTCTTGATTCTATTAGACATACACCTGAAGAAAGAATATCCTCTGCAATGGGTTTAAACTGTATGGTCTTAAACTTGTCTGCAGGCTTAGAAAACTCAACCTATTCTAATATGTTTGAGGCAGAAGCAGCAGCATGGAATCAAGGTATTATTCCACTCTTAACTGTATTTGCAGAATCTATTACTCAAAACTTATTAGGTGAATTTCCTGAAACACAAGAGGGTGATTTTTACAACTGGGACTTAAGCAAAATTAAAGCATTACAAGATGATAGTTTAAGTGAAGCAAAGAGAGCTGAAACATTATATAAGGCTGGAATTATCGATAGGTCAGAAGCTAAGAGAATTGTTGGCTATGATTACAACGCTACTGATGAAGAGATTTACCATCCTCAAGGCACACCAATATCTACTCAAAACCCAAACTCTGATGTTGCTGGAAAAAGTATCAAAGCATCTTACAAACCAAATGCATCTATGGTCACTAACGCAAAAAGAGCATTAAAGTGGAAAGATGAAGGCAGAGACGGCGGAACAATCATAGGTTTAACAAGAGCAAATCAAATTGTTAACGAAGAAAACTTATCAGAAGATACTGTTGTTAGAATGTATAGTTTCTTCAGTAGACACGAAGTAGATAAAAAAGCAGAAGGATTTAACTCTGGAGAAGATGGATATCCAAGTAACGGTAGAGTAGCCTGGGACCTTTGGGGTGGTGATGCTGGATTTACTTGGTCAAAAAATATAGTGGACAAATTGCAGGATTAACGTATAATAATAGTGTTCTTAATTGTTTACTGGTTCATAAATTTCCTATTCCTAAACGAAAATAACCCCTGGATTTTACTCCAGGGGTTATTTGTTTATTTATTTGGAGAATATCCAAAAGTATAAGCATAAAAACCTCTTGCATTGTCTTGTTTGCTTACATATTCTGCTTTTGTGAAATCCATAACCCACTTATTTTTATATTGTTCCTTAATACCAAAGGTTTCTGGTTTTGAAACATCTTCAAGATATAAGTCATTAATCATTGCAAACTTATATAACTCTTCCAAATATTCTTCACTAATCCCTTTAGACTTATCTCTTACAACAATACAACCACATTGACCTGATTCAAAAACTCTAATGCTTTTTGTGTTCTTAAACATTTCATTCCAACTTTCTATAAACTTCCTACACCAATATAATAGCATAGGTTATAAAGTAATGCAAGAAAAAACCCTCATATTCCAGAGGGTTTTAAGTTTAAGCAAGTTCGATGTAAAGAGAAAGTTCTTTTTTCTTTACCAACTTCCAAATATCATCTAAGGTAAAAGGACCATATTCAGTCTCATAACCTTCTACTAAACCGTGAAATACTACGCTACCACTACTCCAATCAAAATCCTTAAAATTAACTTGCCATTTCCATCCAATTTCAGGACAAATAAAAGTAAACCAAGTTCTATTAATTTTATTTGAAAGATTAACTGAAGGAATGTGGTCAATCATAAAATAAAGTTTTTCAATATTCACTTCATTTTCATTAAAACCATCGTATAGTTGTTTCCAGTTTTTCTTTACATCAATCTTTTCATTAACACCACCCAAATCAATAATATCTACAAGAGAGATGTTTACTGTTTGCGATACAATTCCAAGATTACTAAGCAACTGTTCTAAAGACATTTCGTTCAAACCTTTCATTCAACTCATCAACAGATATATAATAGCATACGTTATAAATGATTGCAAGAAAATAGATGGGTTTTTTTCAAGACAGATTCCGAATAAAACAGTGCGCCATATTTATTTCTTAAAATAAAACCTAACGAAAAAAAGTCACTACCACATCTAGTGGCTTTTTTGTTGTTTAACTATATAACGATAGAGTGTATAATATTATTATGACACACAAGGACATTATTACAATCACAGCATTTAAAGAGATGGGTTTTAAGAACATAGATTTAAAATATATCTCTGACATTAAACTCAACAGGATTACTTGTGAGATGGATATGAAAGTTGGCAAAGGTACATACACTATACCATTTGAAGCTTTTTGCAATCCATCAAATAAAATAACTCTTTCAAAACATTATCTTTTTGCAGAAGTAGTGAAAATGTTAGAGGAATTTAATGCACTAGACTATAAATCAAAAGTATCTTATTTAGATAAGTTAGGTGCAAAACAATGAAACTAGGCGAATATATTTTAAATCTTCTTATTAGGCAAATGACAGAAAAGAATGATAGATAAATTATTACTATTATTCTTTGCATTATTTAACTTGTATTTACTATGGCGAATTGATAAAATAGAGAAAGAACGACCAAGCTACCATGATATTAAAAAAATATTTGAGATTCTTGTCGATAAAGTTACAAGGAATGAATATGACACAAGTATATGATTGGATTACTAAGTTTAATAAAATGGTATAATCTAATCAGTTCTCAAAAACTGCTCGACAAAACCTGTGGGGGAGGGAAAACCAGCCTTAAAAAGCTGGTTTTTCTTTGTTTATAGGTTCAAAAAACAACTATAACCATTTCAGTGTAATATTTTTAATATCTTATATATCGTAAAATAATATTAGAATTGGATATTAGAGGATTAATTGTATGTTTAAAGCAAAACCTGAAGATTTAAAAATGGATGACTATGTATCTTGGGGTACTTCTGCGTCTGATGCAAGAGGTAAGATTGTAGATATTCGTACAGATGGCGAAGTACAGTCATCAATCTCAGACTATACTTTAACTGGAACACCTGAAGACCCTGTATATCTCATTAAATTAGTGCAAAAGGATCAAGACGGTAAAGATGTTTTGACCGACCAAACAGTAGTCCATAGAGCTGATGCATTAAGAGTTATTCCAGACCCTATTAAATCAATGAAGACTTTTTACTCATCAGAAATTAAAGCCAAAGAAAATGGTGTTGTTGAGGGTTATTTAGTACGATTTGGCAATTCTAATGACACTGATTTAGAAAAGGATTATTTTACTAAGTCCACTGATTTTGGATTTGAATTTGATAATGGTGAAAGTCATAAGCTTGGTCTTTATTACAACCACGGAATGGACAAGACTTTAGGCACAAAAAAGATTGGCTATGGCACTGTTAAGATGGATGATAAAGGTCTTTGGTATTCAGCTCAATTAGATATGGCTGATGAATATTCTAAGATGATTTATGACCTTGCTAAAAAAGGTCAATTAGGTTTTAGTTCTGGTTCCGCTTCACATATGGTTGAAAGAGAAATGATGGGCAAGTCTTATGAAATTAAAAGATGGGCACTTGCAGAAGCATCATTAACACCTACACCTGCTGAATATCGTAATAAAGCTGAAGCAAAGAGATATTTTGATGAAGAAGGCAGATATGTTGACTATACCGAAAAGGAAAAAAGAGAAATGTCAAAGAAATCTGAAGACGAATATGAATCAGAAGGTGAAAATGTAGACGATATGGTGGAAGGATTAATGATGATTAATGCTACACCAGAAGAAATTGCCTCTACTATTTACGATGGAGTCGAAGAAGATTTAGTTGCTGATTCAATTCACTGCCTATATAAACGAATGATAGAGGGTGTTTTAGGTGTGATTGAGTCTAATGGTGATATTGCTACTATTAATGCAGTAGTTCAAGGTTTTCACGACAGAGTTTTAATGGTTGCAGATAAGTATGTTGCAATGCCAGATGCTCAAATGTCTATGGAAATGGAAGCAATGAAGGGTATAGTTGCTAAATCACCTGAAAATATTAAACAATGTGAAAGAGCCTTGCGTGATGCTATGGACCTTTCTCGCAGCCAAGCTAAGGGTTTGGCAAAATTGGTTTGGTCTCATTTGCGTGATGTAGATGATATTCAAGAACCAGAAATTAAAAAAACAATTGATATTGATAAAGAGGCTGAAAGAAATGCATTACTTACAGCAGCTTTGAAATATTTAATTTAAGTCGAAGTACAAGACTAAGGTAAAAAAAAATGACACTTGAAGAAATCCAAGCCAAAATCAAAGACAATGCGATTAAGGCTACTGAAATTCTAGAGCTTGAAAATGCAGATACAGTTGCAGCTAAAGCTCTAATCGAAGAAAACAAAGCATTGGAAGAAAAAGCAGAGATGATTAAAGCTCTTGCACAAGTTCCTACTGCTACTCCAGATAACGTAGAGGTTAAAAAAATGTCCGATATTATCATTCCTAGCTCTTCATCTTTTAAAAATGTTAAGGGCTTTTCACCAGATTCCCGTGCAGAAAAAGAAAAGATGGGTTATGCTTTTGGTCAGTTGGCTAAGATGGTTGGCCGTGGTGACAAAAAAGCTCATCAGTGGTTGGTCGAAAATGGTTTTTACACCAAGGGTCAGAACGAAACAACCGATGCAGACGGTGGATATTTAGTTCCACAGATTCTTGCAAGAGAAGTTATTTTCTTGCGTGACCAATATGGTGTTATGAGACAAAATGCTCGTGTCATGGGTATGTCAAGCGATAACTTGAACGTTCCAAAGAACACTGCTTCAACAACTGCTTACTGGCCAGCTGAAAACACCAACATCACTGCATCACAGGTAACTTTTGCAAACGTTCAAATCCTTGCTAAGAAGCTTGCTATTCTTACACAAGTATCTTCAGAACTTCAAGAAGACTCCATTGTTGATGTCGGTGCTACATTGGCACAAGATATGGCATATGTAATGGCATACAATGAAGACCTTGCAACCTTCTTAGGTGATGGTACTTCCACTTATGGTGGTATTACTGGTGTTGTTCCACAGATTGCTGGTGTTAACGGTGGTGCTAACGCAGGTTGGATTTACACTGGTGCTGACGTAACTGGTGGTTGGAATGCAACTACTCTTGCAGACCTTCGCAAACTTACTGCAGCTATTCCTCAGTATGCAGATAGACCAGGCGAGTGTGCATTCTATATGAACCGTGCATTCTTCCAACAGGTTGTCTGCAATGACCTGGATGCTTTAAGCGGCAACGGCTTCTTTGACCTTACTGCAGCTCCAGGACCTAACCCAACATTGTTTGGTTATCCTGTCATCTACACTCAGGTATTAAGCCAAGACCCAACACCTGCAGCTGACACTGCTCTTGCACTCTTTGGTAATATGTCCACTGGTGCTATTATGGGTTCCAGACGTGACCTTAGAATTCAAGTATCTGACCAAGCTGGTTTCATTAGTGATTCCCTCTTCTTCCGAGCTACCGAGCGCTTTGGGTTCAAATATCACGATTTACCAACAGCATCCGTTTGTGGAAGTATTGCGGTGCTTGTCGCCAACAATTAATAGTATCATTACTATTGGAGAAAGACCAGAGAAATCTGGTCTTTTTTTTTCTTATCTTTAATGTCGTAAAATATAATAGATATAATTCGAGGATTTAAACTATGCCATTGTCAAGATTACAAGCGATTAAAAAACTAAGTTGGATGGTACAAGCTGATGCATATCCTGAGCTTGATTCTAACGCACTTGGAGAATTAATTGATGAGCATAAAAGATTTGGTTCTTGGACAGCTTCTCAAACTTATAGTGTCGGAGACCAAATTGTTCCTACAGTTCCTAATGGACGTGTGTATCAGTGTTATATTGCTGGCACTTCTGGTACTGTTGAGCCTAGTTTTCCTGAAATTAATTATGCTGTTGGACAAAACTTTCAAGATGGCGTAGTTCCAGCAGATGGCAATCCTTTAACTTGGCGTGATAGTGGTTTCATACAACAAGAAATCTATGATGTTAGAGCTTCCGCCAGAGAAGGTTGGATGCGGAAAGCCTCTATTGCCGCTAATCTTTTAAATACAGATGATGGTGCAACAAAGGTAGACCTCAATAGATTAATCGAAAATTGCCATGCTCAAGCTGCTAAATTCAGGTCATTTGGGATACTTTAATGCCTACTCCAACTAGTTTATTAAATACACTAAGAGCAGCATCTAGTTTTTATATGATGTCTGATTTAGTACAAGTTTTAAGGACTGAATCTTGGACTGACGAGTATGGTGGTGTTTATTCAGATTACACTATAGTTGCCACAGTTAAAGCTAGATTAACACATAGACAATATCAGGAAGAACCTTTAGGTGGTGGAATTACAAATAAGGATGAATATTATTTTATATTTCCAGATGTTATAGATGTTAGGTTTGAAGATAGATTACAAATAGTTAATGATGCTAATCCTACTCGTTATTTCCTTGTTGTTGGTGTTGATGATGTAATTTCACAAGGAATTTTTAAGACTGCTAAAGTAGAGGTTAATTACAACTAATGGATAATATCAACTGGCCTGATTTAATTATGGGAATAATATCTAATGCTGTCCTAATTATTTCTGGATTTGTTCAAATGCAAATAAAAATGGCTAACTTACAAACCAAGTTAGAAAGTTTTGAAAAGTCATTTGAAAAACTAGTCAGCAAAGTTGATACATTAGATAAGCATCAGTTAGAACTTCACACTAATTTAACAAGATTAGAGACTAGGTTTGAAATGTTTGAGAGGGAAAATAGATAATGGCTATACCACCAGGAAGTTTACAAAGATTATATGACTTTAGTGACGCAGCTTGTTATAGTTCAGGCTTTGTAAACAATTTAGCTCAAGTTGCATATAGATTTCCACCCTCTGCAGTAAATGCTACTTTTGCAGGTTCTGGTACTTCTAAGTACTTTTCATTTAATGGAACTAATCAATATATTGCAAATACAGGTCTTGCAAGTATTGGTGGAGCTTATTCTACTTTAACTATTATTGTATGGTTCCAAACAACTAATACTAATAATGGTGCATTAGTAAACTGGGGTAGAACATCAACTTATGTTCCAGGAATTATGGTTAATGATGCAAACTTTGTTCAATCAAATGGAGTTTCAACAGGTAGTTTTCAACCTAGTGTTGGAAATGTAACTACCACAACTCCAGTAGATATTAACTTATGGCAGATGGTGGCTTTTACTGCAGATGGTACAAACTCTAGAATTTATCTTAATGGTGTATTACAAAGTACAGATACTCAAGACGGTGGTCAGTGGCCAAACCAAGGTGGTTCTGCAATTGGAGTTAGAATCGTAAATCAAACACAAATTGGTGCTCCATATTTTGCTGGAAATATTGCATACATAGCACAATATAATGCTGCACTTTCAGGAATAGATATACTTGCTGAATATAACAGGCTATCACCTAGATTTCCTAACCCAATTTTAATAACTACACCACCTCGTTCATTCGCTCAAGGATTTAATGGTTAATTATGGCAATCCCACCTGGTAGTTTAAGTTTAAGTTTAGATGTAAGAAACACAGATTGTTTCATTAATTCAACTACGGCAGTTAATGATTTGTCAGGTAATGGCAAAAATTTTACATTAACTACTTCATCAGTATCTTATGACTCTAATGTAGGTTCTATATCAATACCTAATGCAGAACAAGCAGCAGGAGACCCAGCTGATTTTGCATACGGAACAAGTGCATTAACTGTTGTTTATTGGGCAAAACTAAATACCGCATATGCTCAGCCATATGATTTATGGCTTGGTCCTGTTGCTGGCGCTGCAGGAAGTATTTATAGTATTGTAAGAGATACTAGTTCAAATATTATTCAATTAATTACATACAGTTCTCCAGATACTTCATTTAAAAGATTCTCATTAGTACACGATGGAAAATGGCATTTATTAGCATTTACTAGACCAGTTAATGCAACAATGAATGATGTTAAATTTTACTTAGATGGAGTAGAACAATCACCTATTGCCTCAGATGCTTTAACTCAAGTTTTTAATACATCTGGTACTGGAAGAGCTAATATAAGTAGTACACTAGGTAATAATGGTTTAACCTTTGGTACATTTGACATTTACACTGCTCAATTATCATCTTCAGATATATTAGATTTATATAAAACACAGCTTGTAAGATATGCAACATTAGAAAGATTATATGATATGAGTAATCCTGCTTGTTATTCAGGTACTGGATTAACCGTAATTAATGCTGCTCAAGCTGCATATTATCCAAAATTAGTTAACTCTCCAACTTTTGCTGGTTCAGGCCAATCTAAATATTTTGAATTTAATGGGACAAATCAATATCTTGGTAATCTAGAATCTGGCGGTCCTCAGTCTAGTATTGGCGGACCATATAGTGTTTTTACTATGATTGCTTGGTTCCAATCTAATAATAATAATAGAGGAACTATTGCAAGTTTTGGTAAAAGAGCTACACCTGATAATGCTCCATCTATTCTTACTAATGATGCAAATTTTGTTCAATCTAATGGAATTTCAACAGGTAGCTTAAGAACTACTGTTGGTGATGCTCAAACAACAACTGTTATTAGTCCAGGTGAGTGGCAAATGGTTGCATACACAGCTGATGGTACTAATACTAAAATATATCTTAATGGTGTTTTGCAAGATACAGGAACACAAAGTGGTGCTGAATGGCCTCAATATGGTTCTTCTTTATTTGCTGCTAATGTAGGTGCATATGGTGTCGTGCAAGGTCCATACTTTGATGGAAAGATTGCATATTTTGCTCAATATAAAGATATAGCTTTACCAGAAGAATCAATTTTAACATTTTACAATGAAACTTATGACAGATTTCATCCTCCAGCTACTAATTTAATATGTAAACTTGACTTTGCAGACCCAGCTTGTTTTACAGATGGAGGAACAGCTGTAAATGACCTTTCTGGAAATGATAATAACTGGACATTAGATAGTACTTCATATACATTTAATGCTGCAAATGGTAGTTTAACATTAGCACCTACTACTAATTTAGTTGCAGATTCATTATTATTTCAAGGTGCATATCCATTTTTTACTGGTGACACTAATATATCATTTTCATTTTGGTTTTATTATGATGAAACCACTGAAGTTAATCCATTTTTGAATATGATATCTGGTGGAGAGTTGACTTTTGAAACATTATCTGATGGATATGTTAGAACTACAGTTTATCCAAACTATGTTGATACTTTAAGTCAAGTTGTAATTGACCAACAATATAACAATTTTATGTTTATATACAATGGAAGTCAATGGCAACTTTTTGTTAACAATATTTTGGTTAGTAATTTTGCACAATCAGTTATTCAAGGTCCCGCATATCCTCAAATGTATTTTAATAACCCTGATTTAAATATTGGTTTAGAAGGTTTAGGATTATTTTATTTCTATGCTGGAGAAATAGATTCAACAACAAGGACTGATTTATATAACGAGGGTGTAAATAGATTCAATGTACCTTTACCTCCAGTTACAGGACTTAGTAATGGTAGAAGATTTGGACAAGGTTTTCCACAATAACGAATATAAAAAATAGCATCATATCGGAGAATAAAAAATGTTCTATGTAAAGTTATCAGAATCTACAGCATCAAGAAGGCGTGTACCTATTTTAATGGTAGACGAGACTGATGGAAATACGCCATTAACAGGTCTTACATTATCTGGTCTTGTTAGTAAAAATGGTGGTACTTTTGCAGGTGTAGCAGGCTCATTTGCTGAAGCTGGTTACGGCCAATACTATTATCAATTCTCCACTGGTGAAATTGATACATTAGGATGGACTGGCTTGCACGTTACAGCTACAGGTGCCAGAAACTATGATGCAATTATTCACGTTACCGCTTATGATGCATATTCTGGTAGTTTTATTGCTCCAACAGATGTATGGAATGCTGATATTTCTTCAATCACAAGTGCTGGTACCGCTGGAAGTCAGTTAAATCTTGTTGCTTCAGGTGGTGCAGGTATCACTTCTGGAGATGTTTGGAACTACGATATTAGTGGTATTACTGGTGCTGGTACTGCAGGTTCTCAAGTTAATGCTGCAGCTACTGGTGGAGCAGGCATTACTGCTGGAGATGTATGGGAATACGATATTAGCGGTATTGTTACAGCTGGAACTTCTGGTTCTCAACTTAACACTGCAGCTTCAGTCATTGGCGGTTCCCTTACTGCTGCTGATGTATGGGATTACTCTGGTCTAACAGTTGTTGCAAGTGTTAAAGAAACGATTGAAAATACTTATATTAATACTGCTAATATACCAAGCCCAGATACAATTAGAGATTATGTTTGGAATGCTCAATTAAATGAATCTGCAGGATTCTCTACATCTCCACCATATGCTAGTGGATTAATGTATCAAGCAGGCAATGCAATAACTACTGTTCCTTCTGATGTTTGGAATTATGATATTAGTGCTATTTCTGGTGCAGGTTTAGCTGGTACACAACTTAACTTAGCTGCTGCACCTGGTGCAGGCGGAGGTATTACAGCTGGAGATGTATGGAACTATCAAGGTCCAACAGAAGCTGCTAGTGTTAAAGAAACACTTGAATCTGCAAATACTAATTCTGCCAATGCTTCTTCTCAAACAGGTGCAGCATCTATTAGAGATGCTGTTTGGGATACAGACGTATCTTATCTTACTTCACCTCAAGCTGGATTTGCATTATATCAAGCTGCTTCTGGAACAACTCTTAACGCACCTTCCGAAGTATGGTCTTATGTAACAAGAGAGATTACTGGTGGTACTGCAACAACTGTAACTAATGCTGTGCTTGTTGACCCTGCATCTATGACAGGTATAGCTGGTACTGTTTGGTCTACTGATGTTAGTGCATTTACAAATCCTTCTGCTGGATATGATTTAACTCAAGCTGCTTCTGCTATTGGAATTACAGCAGGCGATGTATGGTCTTATGCAACTAGAGAGATTACTGGTGGTTTAGCTAATACTGTTACTACTGTCACTAATCCTGTTGAAGTAAGTACAGCTGCTATGGCAGGTGTTGCTAATACAGTATGGTCCACTGATATTTCTGGATATACAACTGCTGGTACTGCTGGTTCACAACTTAACTTAGCTGCTGCGCCTTCTGGTGCTGGTATTACTGCTGGTGATGTAAGTAATGCTGTTTGGGATGTTCCAGTTGCATCTTACACAACTAATGGAACCTTTGGATTAAATATTTTACGTTCAGATGTTGCTGGTACTGCTGGTACTGTATCATTATGGACTGGTGGTGCATATAGTGGTATTTATGCAGACACTTACAGAATTGATGCAAGTTATGATGCTGCTATAGCACTCAAAGATATCCTTACTGGTATTGGTGCATCAATTACAGGCAATATTACTGGTAACTTAAGCGGTTCTGTAGGTTCAGTAACTAGTGATGTACCAGTTGATGAAGCTGCTATTAGTGCAGATGTATGGTCATATGTAAGTAGAACATTAACATCTGGTAGTGGAATATCTGCTTATGATGTATGGAACTTTGACCCAACAGCAATGACTGTTCCTCAAGCTGGAGCAATCTTAACTGATATTCAAACTGATACTAATCAAATACAAACTGATATTAGTAATGTACCTAATAACGTATGGTCTTCTGATATATCTGGTTATTCAACACCTGGAGAAGCAGGATTTGAATTATCTCAAGCAGCTGCAGGAAGTGGAATAACTGCTGGTGATGTATGGTCATATACAACCAGAACTATTACTGGTGGTATTGCTGATACAGTCACTACAGTAGTTGATGGAGTAACAGTAACTACTAATAATGATAAGACTGGTTATGAATTATCAGGAACACAAGCATTTAACTTAACTGGAAATATAACTGGTAACTTAAGCGGTTCAGTTGGTTCTGTAACTGCTGATGTTAATGTTGATGAATCAGCAATAAGTGCGGATGTATGGTCTTATGTAACTAGAACATTAACTTCTGGTGGTGGCGTAACTGCTGGAGATGTCTGGTCATATGCAACAAGAACTACTACTGGTGGTGTTGTTGATACAAATAATGACAAAACTGGTTACTCTTTATCTAGCACTCAAACTTTCGATGTTACTGGTAATATCACTGGAAATATTTCTGGAAGTGTAGGTTCTGTTACTAATCCTGTTGACATTACAACCAATGCAATGTCAGGAACAGCTGGAAGTGTATGGAACTATGTAACTCGTACATTAACAAGTGGTTCTGGTTTAACAGCTGGTGATGTATGGACTTATGCAACTAGAGATATCACTGGTGGAACTGTTGATAATGTAACTAATGATGTTAATATTTCAACATCATCAATGTCTGGTATTGCAAATACAGTTTGGTCAACAGATGTTTCTGGATTCACTTCACCTTCTGCTGGTTTCGACCTTACTAATGCTTCTGCAGGTGGTGGTATTACAGCTGGAGCTATAGCTGCTGCTGTATGGAATGCTCAAGTAGCAACATATGCAACTGCTGGAAGCAATGAAACTCTAGGTACTGATACTTATGGACAGAAAATTGCAAGAACTGTAAATATTAATAGACCAATAAGCATAAATACTGCTAATGCTGTTGTTGTTGGTAGTATGTCTAATGGTGCTATTACTGCTACTGCAATAGCAAGTAATGCTATAACAGAAGCAAAATTTGCTACTGATGCATTAACAAGTAGAATAATTGCTGCTGATGCTATTACAAGTGCAGAGTTAGCTCCTTCTGCTAACACTGAAATTGCTGATGCTGTTTGGGCATATGCAACAAGAAATATTACTGGTGGAACAATAACTACAGTTGATGATAAGACTGGTTATAGTTTGTCTGGTTCACAAACATTTGATGTAACAGGCAATATTACTGGTGATTTAAGTGGAAGTGTAGGAAGTGTAACAACTGTATCTAATGGTGCTATTAGTGCATCTTCATTCCTTGCTGGAGCTATTGATGCAGCTGCTGTTGCATCTGATGCAGTAACAGAAATTGCTAATGGAGTTTGGAGTGTTGGAACAAGAACTATTACTGGTGGTACTATTACTACAGTTAGTGATAAAACTGGTTATTCTTTATCTGGTACTCAATCTTTCAATCTTACTGGTAACATTACTGGTAACCTTTCTGGTAGTGTTGGAAGTGTAAGTGGAGCTGTTGGTTCAGTAACTGGTGCTGTTGGTTCAGTTACTGGAGCTGTTGGTAGTGTTACATCACCAGTAAGCATTTCTACTACTTCAATGGTTGGTATTGCTGGTACTGTATGGTCAACTGATATTTCTTCATATCCTAATCCTTCTGCTGGATATTCTCTTGCAGTTGCAGGTTCTGGCGGTGTTTCTGCAGCCGATGTATGGCAGTATGCAACAAGAGGATTGACTGAAGATGTTAATGTTTCCACAACTTCTATGTCAGGAATTGCTAACACAGTATGGTCAGTAGGAACAAGAACTATAACTGGTGGTATTGTTACTTCAGTTGGTGATAAAACTGGTTACTCATTGTCCTCCACTCAGACATTTGATTTAACAGGCAATATTACAGGTAGCGTGAGCGGAAGCGTTGGAAGTGTAACAGGTAGTGTTGGTAGTGTAGTAAATCCTGTTTTAGTTGCAACAGCATCTATGTCTGGTATTGCTGGAACTGTATGGACATATACTCCAAGGACATTAACAAGTGGTGCTGGAGCTACCGCAGGTGATATTTGGACTTATAATATCTCTGGAATTGCAACTACAGGTACTGCTGGAGCAACCTTAAATAGTGCAGCAGTTGCTGGAAGCGTTGTAACAGTGGTTAATGGTCCTTATAGATTAACTTCTACTGCTGAAGGTGTTGATGGAAGAATTGATATTCTTGCAGACAGCGTTCAAACAATACAACTTAGCTGCTTAGATGGATTAGGTGCACCATTTAACATTGGTGGATATACCTCTCTTGTCAATGTTTACGATGTATCTGGAGCATTAGCTGCAACATATACTCCAACTGTTGACTTTGCTCAAAATGGTATCTTAAGCTTTGAAATTGATGCTGATATCACTGGAGTTACTGGAAGATACACCTTGGTTGTAGAACTGACTGCAGGTGCTGAAGTAATACAACTTGGTCCACTCGAAATCTTGGTAAGACCACTCTAATGGTTAAAACTGGAGTCACATTAAAGATTAACTCTGTTGCCTTGGACAATATGTTCAGGGCAGCGGAGAAAGCTGTTAATGATTCTGCTAATAATGTTGCTAAAGAGATGAAAAAAAGTATTATTACTGGTTCAAAATCTGGAAGACAATATTTTATCAAAGGAAGAAGACATCAATCTTCAGCTCCAGGTCAGCCTCCAGCTAATAGTACTGGTCAATTAGTAAGAAGTATTAAAGTTAAAAAGACAAACAATGGTCAAGAAGTAACTATAGATGCTGAATATGCTGCATTTCTAGAATATGGAACATCAAGAATGAGACCAAGGCCGTTTATTATGCCAGCTTTGATGAAAGTTAAAAAGAATTTATTGTCAAAACTTAAAGGATTAGTAAAATAATGTCATTCGAGCCATTAGTTATATCAAAATGGATATACGATACTTTAAGTTCTGATAATACTCTTGCTATTTTATTAGCAGGTTCAAAAGCTCCAAACTATCAACAAGGTATTTACAATGAGGTAGCTCCAGAAAAAGATGCTATATCTCAACAAATGCCTCAGTTACCATATGTAGTTTTCAGCAGGTCTGGTTCTGATATTAATGATGAATCTGCCCTATGTGGAACAAGATATTATTCTATCCCAGTGTATAGAATCACTGTATGGGATAATAAAAATGGAAGTATTAGTTATGCTAGACTCAAAAATATAATTGAGAGAGTAGACACTTTGCTTTCAAATGAAAGTGTTAATGTTTCTGGTATTAAATTTTATTGCCAGAGATTTGATACTGACCAGCCGTTTGAAGTCGGTTCAGATGGCAGAGTTGATTATGGTTTGACAATTTTATATAGATTTAATACTATAGTATAAGAGGTAATATTATGCCACAACCGGTTTTAGTTTCTGATGCAACAGTAGAAATCAGCTTTGGTGCTGATCCACAAAGTGTTGGCGGTGCTGGTTCTATTCCATCAACCCCAACTGTAGACTATCAATGTTTAGCAACAAGTGTTAGAGTTAGCATTTCAGGTAGGACAATTGACCTTTCAACCCTTTGTTCAACAACCGAAGCTACTTTCCAAACTGGTCAAACAGGTACACTTGAATTAGAGCTTTATGTTGATGATGCAACTGGTCCAGTATTCCTTTACAAAGAGGGATATCTCTGCAAAGTTAAGATTATTCCAGGCGGTTCTGGAAGTACATTAACATATCAAGGTCTTGTTACTGATGTAACAAATTCATTCACACCTGGAGAAGTCGAACGAGAGACAGCTACGATTAAGCTTGGAGCGTTCGGATTCTCAGCTGTTTACGTTTAATAACTATTAAGGATTATATATGATTAAGGGTTTATCTAAAGTCAAGAAAGTTGAGTCTAGACCATCGGTTAAAATCGATTTAAGTGAGTTTGCTGAAGAAAATTGTTTCGTAGAGCTAAGGGAGCCTTCTGCAAGTGCGTTGTTCCCTGATAATGCTATATTAAACAAGCTTAAAATTAAGTTTCCAGCATATCCTGAAGCAATGATTTATCAAATTGCTTTACTAGGCAAATGTTATGTTGACCAACCAGGTGAACCTGAATCTATGAATCCAATGGTAGATTTTGGTGAATTGGCTAAGAACAATAAAGAATGTTTCTATCACATTCTTACTGAGTTTTTAAATGCCTTCCCAACTTCTAACTTTGATGAACGGGTAACAGAAGCAAAAAACGGTTAATCGGATGCTCACCGCAGGTACTTTATTTTAGTATTAAGTATCTGCGTAGGCATCCGAGTGAAACAAACCTCACTATTGACCAGTTTGCTGAAATTGCTTATGTATGTAGAGAAATAGAAAAAGCAGAAGCAGACCAAGCTACTGCTATATTAAAAGCATTAATGGGAAGTAGACTATGACATTTGCAGAATTAGTAATTAAATTTGAAGTTCAAGGTGATAGTTCTACTAAAACGACGATAAGGGCTGTTGAAGCAGAACTTAAAAATGTTTCTAATGCTTCAGTCAATGCTGCTAATAAGTTTAGCAGCAGTATGACTAAGATTTCTCAATCTTCAAGAGGATTACAAAACTTTCAAAGTATAGGCAGTTCTTTAACTCAACAATTTACTCAAGTTGCATCTTCTACCAATCCTTTAAGTTCTAATTTACTTAATATGGCTCAATCTTTTGCAATTTTAGGCACTAGTGTTAAAGGAATAAATTTTCCTAAACTGTCAAGTTCAGCTGCAAACTTAAGAGCACAATTTTTTAATCTTACAAGATTTGGAAAAGATGCTTTACTTTTCTTTGTTGATTTACATAGACAAATGTTTGAATCTGCTTTAGGAATGGCTCATTTAACAAGAGGTGTTGGCGTAGTTTCTATGGCATTTCAAAAATTTGCTCAAGGTGCTTTAATTGTCCAAAAAATACCTATAGGTCTTTTAAAAGGAATAAATTATTTATCACAAGCATTTTATTATTTTGCTCCAGCAATAAATGAAGCTTTAAAACAAATCCAAAAATTTGGAGCTGTTTTACTTGACTTTGGTAAATTCTTTCTGCCTATTATATCTGGTGCTGGAGCAGCTGTTGTTGCTATGACAGCATTTTCTGCCGCAGTCATAGCTTCAGATATATCAGTAGCAAAAGAAACTTTAAAAGCATCTTTTGCTTTTGAAACATTACAACAGAGATTATCAGCTCTTACAACTCCAGAATCTGCTAAAAACATATTAGAGTTTGTAAGAAGATTAGCTGAACCATCTAACTTTACATCTGAACAATTGGCTAATTCAGCAGTTCAATTAGAGGCTTTCGGATTAGAAAGTAGAAGAATACTTCCAATTATTGCACAGCTTGGTATGGCTTTTGGTGCTGATACTGAAAAACTAAAAGTCCTTACTGATATGTTTGGAAGATTAAGCCAAGGTCAAATGCCCGATGTTCAAGTAATGGCAGGTTTTGGTATTTCTAAATCAAAGTTAATGAAAGAAGGAATAAAGTTTGATGCTCAAGGTTCTTTGCTTTCTAGTACTAGAGAAGTTTTTATAGCATTAGAAAAACTTGTTCAAAGAGATTATGGAAAGATATTTGAAACTATGGCAAAGACTGGAGATGCAAAATTAGCATCTGTCATTGATGTATTTGAAAGATTAAAAATTAGAATTGGTGATGCTTTAGCTCCAATGGCTAAAACAGTTTTAGATGCATTATCTAATGTATTATCTGCATTAGAAAAAACTAAAGTGCTTGAAGAACTAGCAAGAGTAATGACACTTCCATTTAGGTCATTGGAAAAAGCAGTTACTGGTTCAATGAGTACTAATATAACTGGTGCAATGACAACATTTGTTTCTTCACTAATTGCAGGTTTTGAAGAAATTAACATTCAAACTGCTTTATTTATTGAGCAAATGGGAAGAATTGGAAGAATAGTAAATCTTGTATTTTCAGGTAAAGGTGAACAAAGAGATAAATTTGGTATGTTTGGACCTTCTAAACAATTGCAAAAAGAAATGGATGATTTTGCAAAAAACTTTGCAGGATTCTTTGCTCTTGGAAGACCAGACAAAGTATTAGGTACTGGTTTTGCAGGTGAAGGAAGTAGATTTTCTAAAAGACAAGCTGAAATTTCTGACAAAATGAAAGGACAACTTGGAAAAGGTGGTAAATCATTTGATGATTTATTAAAAGAAAGCAAACTTTTTGATTATGGTAAATTGGAAAATGCTATAAAATCTGACAAAACAAAAGAAAAAACTCAACGAACCTTAGATTTAATCGCACAAAACACTAAGACTCAAAATGAATTGACACTTAGAAATATGACTTATGGTGGTGGTGAATTAGCTGCCCAAGGTATTTCTGCTGTTCAAATGGGTGGGTTTAGAAGTGTATCAAGTCCTCAAATAAATGCCTCAAATGACATCGTTAGAGGGGTAGAAAAGATTGTTAGGGGATATTCCAACTCGAACAACTTAAACTTTAGTTTCCGGAGGTCATAATGGCAGTTCCAAGTGGATTAGAAGAACTTGATATCAAAGTATATGTAGACTATCCTCAAGAACGTAAGAATCGATTAGGTCCTTACGTTTTTGCAACTGATGGTACACAAGTAGATGCTGGTACAAGAGATAACTGCATTATTGACCCAGTAACATTATCTGTCTTTGGAAAACCACTTCCAATGACACCTGAATGGAATGATGCTACTACTCCATGTACTGGTAATTACGCTCGATATCAAATAGCTGACTTTACATTTACTGGAACTGGTGGAGCTGCAAACTGGACTAAAAATGATTACAAAAAAACAGGCAATACATATATAGTTTGTAAGTCTGATAGCACTCCAGTAATGTCACAAGTTATTCAGTTGACTGCTGGTGTTAAAAGAAATGAACCCTTATTCTTTTCATTTAGTAAACTTGAAAAGAAAAATACAAATGATGAGCCTTTAATTAAATTATATTGGGCTAACTCTTCTAATAATGACAAAGATATTCAGTTACATTTTAGTTCTGATGGTTCTTGTTCAGTTTATAGAGGATACACTGCATTATCAGGTGTAATTTCAACTCTTACATCTTCAGCAACTGTAACTGGTAATGGTACTAGGTTTATGTCTGAAGTAAGTATTGGAGATTATCTTTATGATGTTTACGGTAGATTATTAGGACAAGTAGCAGCTAAGTTTTCTGATACTAACATTGATTTATATACTAATGCTAATAAACAAATTACAAACAAGTCTTATAATAAAAAACAACCTAATAAAGTACAAACTTATTCAAGAACAGAAAGCAATTATTCTCAGGGAAGACCAATATCTACTATTGCAAATCCTAACGACCAATATAATGATGTTTATATAATTCCTTGTCGTGGAAACTCATTATTAATTCTTACTTCTTATGGTTTAAACTTTTGTCACGCATTTACTGATTTAAATGTTCCTGACCCACCAGCTAACTTTGGAAACTATGATGATGTTAATGATTCTTCCACTCCAATCATTACACCTTCAGGAAGTTTTAGTATTCAAATTTCTCAAGGTAAAGCAGCATTTCAGTTGGCTAAGTTATATTTCTTATCTAACTGGTCAATAAAATCACAAACTATTACAACTGAATCTGCACCACCAGCTTATCCTACTTTTTTAACTGGTGATATTAGTGGAGTTAATGGTGATGCAACTATTACAGGAACAGGTACTTTATTTACCAGTGAGTTAAACGTTGGAGACAGAGTTTATATTTATCCAGATTCACAACAACCTGATGGAATAGTTATTGGATTTGTTCAAACTATTACTAATGACACTAGTTTTGAATTATCTGCAGATTCTCAATATACATTTACTGCAAACTCATTTTCAAAAGATAATGTAACAACTGGAGATATCACATTTACAGTAGGAAATGGAGCTATAACAGGAACAGGTACTCTTTTTACTACAGAAGTAAATTATGATGATGCTCTTTACGATAACAATGGTAATTTTATTGGTGTTGTTGATTCTATTATCAGTGACACAAACTTAACCATTACTCCAGTGCCTTCTTTTTCAGGTGTTTCAGAAACATTTTGGACTAATATTAATCTTTACATTAATAGATTCATAAATGCACAATCTGAACCATTTAAATGTTTACCACCAGTTGCTACAGACCAAGTGTTTTTGCAGTTTTATGTAACTGATTTAGCTGGTAATACTAATCCATTTAACAACTTTACATCTGATGTTGATAGACCAAACTCACAATTTAGAATTAAGATATTCCAAACTAATCTTGATGATGCAGACCCACTAGCTTCTACTGATTATGGTAATATGTTTTATAGTATTGATGATGTCTATACTCTTAGAAATGAAATAACTTCTAACTCTACTGTTGATATTACTGCAGCTATAGAACAGTTAAGTATTGATAGGTCAGAACAAGGTGGATTAAGTTTAAGATTAACTGGAAGAAATCAACTGTTAGAAGATGCTGGAATGATTAAACCAGATATAACAAGTAACAGGTCAATAAAAGTACAACTAGAACCAAGACCACCAGCTCTTTTATCTGGATTAATAAGCTTCAATGATGCCTTTACAATATATGGTCAAGATACTTTATTTTTAAGTGAATTAAATGCAGGCGATACTTTATATGCAAATGATGGAACTGCTATTGGTATTGTTGATTATATTATTGATGATTTTGAATTAGCTATATTAGATAACTTTATTGGTGGAACAGTAGAAGATATTGAATACACAAATATTGCTAACTATAACAATATAATACTCTTTGAAGGTTATCTAATGCCACCTCAAATAAACTACATACAAGGTGAAAACTACGATAAATATGCACTTTTAGAGTATGAGGCTATAGATAAGAATAATCATTTAAATCTTGAATATTACTCTGAAGCTCCAAACTTTGATAATACAGATTTAGAAACTATTTTTAAGACTAATATTATCTTTGGTGGTTCTGGTAATAATAATCCAAACACTCTTGATTTATATGTTTCTCCCACTTTATCAACATATCAAGTTTCACAAAATAGAAGTAACTCATCAGGTCAATATAACTTTGTTGCTAATCTTGGTGATAATGTTGGTGGCTATTTAGAAAAGCTTAGAAGTGATTTTGCTCAGAACTTTACTTTCTTTAGTAAAGGTACTTGGTATCCATCTCTTTATGGTCAAAATCAATATATTCAATACAATCAATTTCAACTATTAGATTTAGATTATATACCTGACCAGAATCCTTTTGTTTCTTTATATTTAAATGAAACATCAGCAAACAATGATGGTGGTATTCCAATTTATGATGCATACAAAAGAACACTTAGAAGTTTAAGAAAGACTTATGAAAAACCTGAAGCTAATAGAATTTTTATTGTTGGATTAGACAAAGCTACAGGTGATAGATTACAACTATTATTAAATGACAATGCTTCACAAAACCCTTATCTTGCACCAGCATTAAGACCTCAAAACTGGCTTGGAGATGTTAATCCTTTTGTTATGATTAATGACAAATTGAATACTAAAACTGACATTTCTCAAGCAGCTAATCAATTCTATGCTAAGTTAACTCCAGGAAGAGAAATAGTTGAATTAGAAGCAGACCTTCTTACTTATTTTGATTTCACAACTAGATTCATACCAAATAACATTACACCTTTAACAGGAACTATAACTACAAGTTCATCTTCAATATCAGTGGCTGGATTTAGTACATTATTTACTACAGAATTAGCTGTTGGTGACACTTTATATGACTATCTTGGAAATAAATTAGGTATTGTTGCTGTTATTAATTCAGACACAAGTTTAGATTTAATTAGTAATGCAGAAATTGGATATCCTTCCGATGTAGTATTTAATAATTTTACTGTTTATAAAAATGAGTTTGATTATCTAGACATTGGAGATGTTTTTTATCTTAATGATTTAGAGGGTAATCCAGAGACATATAGAATTATCGAATGGAACTGTAACTTTATTAAAGAGACAACAAACTCAGATACTATTAATGTAAGAAGAGCTGTTTATCGTGCTAAAAAGGTGTCAATTCCTGCAAATAATCCACCAGAAATTGCTTATGCATTCAATACTATTCCAGCTGCTAATGAATGGATTGTAACTCAAGGATACGAAATGATTTTTTCAGTTGTCGCTCTTGTAGGACAATTTGAAACTGCATCATTTTCTTTAACTGGTGAACCACCAGGAATGACAATTGATTCTGTTACTGGTGAGATAACTTGGACACCAACATCAATGCAACAAAATAATATTTATAGTAATATTGGAGTAGTTGTATCAGATGGTATTTCTACAAAAACATATAGATTTACAGTAAGGACATATAGTACTCTTTAATGCCTACATACTTAGATTTAACTAGAAGTAGTACTCAATCTTGTATTATTGCGTATGATGTCAAAGCTAAGCTAACTGACCAATCATATCCAATACCAGAAGGATATTACATATTTGAAAGATATGCTGATTTTACTATTGGTGGACATTTTGGTTGCTCTGCAAGTATTACTACTCAACTTGTTACTACTGGTTCCTTCCCTTCACCTCCACCATTCGGATTGGCTTGGTCTTGGAGTATTAATGCAATAGTTGTCGTAGATAATGGTCACGGAGTTTCCACAACACAGACATTAGTATTACAATCAGGAACAAACTACGGTCCTTTAAATCCACTTTACACACCTTTTGAAATCCACGACGTAGCAGTAGCAGGTACTTTTAATTTCTCTTGTGATTCGGAGATACTTTATGATATCACTGAATCTCAACCTGGTGGAGCTTATGTGCATCCACCATATACTGTTTTAAATCAATATGAAAGGTCATTAGTTGGTGGTAATGCAGCCTGTTCAGTTACTCTAAATGGACAAACAGTAACTGCTTCTGGAGCTATATCATCTGCACAAACCACTACTTATAGTTTTGACGCATATATAAATGCTTGGAGTAGAGGAAGCTTAGCAGGGAAAGAACAAGCTATATTATCACTTCCATTAATTAACTCTATTCAAATACCTAATAATGGATATTTATTTGCTAGAAACTCAGACCAATTTGTAGAATCAACAGCAACTATTAAAGCAGTTACTCTTGGTGCTGATGATGCTTTTGGTGGTTCTCAAGCTACTAGTGCTGAGATAACATCAACAAATACACTTGAAAGAAATATTAAAAACAAAGGATGGGTAAATGCATATAACAACACTTATCCTAACTCTTTAAATGTAAACTTATTAAACTTTGATGGTGGAACAAGAACAGTTACATTTACTGGCTCTTATGATGAAACTGAATCATTTAAAAAATACAGTTACGATTCATCATTATTACTTGTCAACACCCTTACCGATACTGTTAACTTTGATGATATTCCTGCTGGTAACTTTAAAAATACATTAACATCAGCAAGTTTGATAGCAAATGGTGACTATCAATTCAACACCAGAGTACCTTTTAGGGGATGGTCTTTTGCTGGTGCTTCATTATATCACACTAAAGAAATAACTCTTTCTGGCAGTGGTAATACTTATAGTTTTAATGACCCTAATAGAGTGAATTTCTCAGGGTATAGATATTTAAGAGTAAATGCTCAATCTAATACTGCAAGTCCAGTATCTGCTAACTTATGGATTTCTTATGGTAATTCAGGTACTTATGTATTACAAGCACCTATGACAATACCAGTAGTTGCAAATAATCAAAATATAGATTTGTGTTTTGCATATGATTTACACTCTTCTCCAACAGATGATATTGTAACGCAAGATAATCCATATCCAAGAGCTAATCCTAACTCTTCTTATGATTGGGCTTCTCAAAAGTTAGTTAACAAAGACCTTTATGGAATTGGTCAAGTTGGTGAAGTAAGACTTGATGGAAATGTAACAGTCAACTCTTTTAAATTATATAGAGATGACAACACTGCTAAAGCTGATTTTATTGCACCATTTTCAGAATCAGGTTTAGGTTTTACTACTGTTTTCACTGGTACTGCAACAACCACTTATAATGGAAGAAGATTCTGGTCTCAAGATGTTCAAGGACGTAATGATGAAGAATATGACCTTCTTCAAACTACTGGTGGCTCTACTACTTACATTCCTCAAACAATCTCTGGTTTTGTAGATAATATTACTAATTTATTAGGTTATCAAGGTGGACGAGTACATTTAGGTTGGACTGCTAACTCTTCAACTCCAAATGATTTTACCAGTAATCTTCGTAGTGGTTATTTGAACGAAGATGGATATATGAGCTGGTTAATGGGTTTTGGTATGGAGTATATAGCTGGTAATCAAAAGTTCGCATTTGACCGTGATTTAAGCGAAGAAGCTAACGATTATGATGTTATGGCTCAAACTATTTTTGATGAGCTTAATTGCGATTTTATCCCTGATTATTACGACCCTTTTGGAATAGAGACACCTGGAGAAACTGCTCTTATTCTTTATGGCTTTAATTGTCAAAGAGGACCAGTACACGGATTAGTGCAATTACAACAACTAGGTCAAACAGTTTATATGCAAGACTCTAGTTTAAATAATCGTGGTTCTTCTACTACTGATGTTAATGGTAGATATCAAACATCATTACCTTTTGGACAAGCCCAGTTAAACAATGATGTCTTTTGTGGAATAGCATCAATAGGCACTACTACAATCACTGCTAAAAGAAATAGAATAGCCTTTTATTTTCCTGCTGTTCCTACTACTTCTCAAATAAAATCTGCAGATATTAGTGGTTTTTATCAACATTTAATTGGAACAGTAAACAGTAACATAGTTAATTTAATAACAACAACAACACCTGACTTTAGCATATTTGATTACTTGGCTACAAACATTACAGATGCTAGTAATGTTGCTGTTAAATGGTCAACTAAAACAGATATGAATCAAATAATCTTAACTGTTGAAAAAACTAATGGTGATGTTGAAAGATATGTTAACAATGATTTATCAAATGGAGCTTGTGTAATGTCAACTGTATTAGGTGTAGGTGTAACTCCAGCTTTAGCTATCAACAACAATGGATATGAATTACACTTTTTTAGAACATCTGATTCTGGTGGTTCTATTAAAAGAGTGGGAATTGATAATGCTGGAAATATAGTTCAAGCTTCTAGTATTGTTGTTACTGGAAATGTTACTACTGATGGTTTAGCTGCATACTGGTATGACAACATTCCTTACTTAGTTTACAACGATGCAACCAATGGAATTACTGTTGTTAAAAGTAATGACTATGGTGTTTCCTTCTCGTAAATTTTAAACATCAAGAACAAAAACTCTAGCGACAAAAAAAGAGCCTTAAAAAATAAGGCTCTATGAGTTGGAGTGTTCAATGATTATAACAGCTTTATACTATACTATTCCAAACCAGGTGTCAAGTAAAATGCAAAAAGAAATAGCTTTATTAGCTGCAGATGATGCAGTAGCAAACATTGGAGTAACTGAATCAAGTATAGACAATTTCGGTCCTGCCATTAAAAAATACTTAGCATCAGTAAACCTCGAAGAAGGTTTTGCGTGGTGCTGCGGTTTTGTAAAGTATAGATTTATGAATGCAGCTGAAAAACTAGACTTAACACTGTCTAAGGAATTTCTTAAGCTTGATGGTTGGTCTCCCTCATGGAAAAAATATGCTGAAAAACACAACATTTGGACATCTTTAGAGGAAGCTAAAGCCAATCCATCAATTGTAAAAAAAGGACACGTTATTCTCTTTTATTCTGCTGAAAAGAAACGTATTTATCATGCTGGAATTGTCATCTCTTCAAATGAAAGTGGAGTGGTTACAGTTGAAGGAAACACAGGACCTGGTCCTGGAGTAACAGCTAATGGTGATGGAGTATATTTAAAACGTAGAAGCTGGACTTCTATTGGAAAACTCGGAGGTTTTTTAAGAACATATTGACTATTTTAAACTGCACAACAAAACAACAGCTAATTGAAAAAACCAGGAAGTAAAA